GTTCCATAAGCAGCTTACCGCAATAGCTGCCGCCATGACCTTTCTATCGTGATAATGATACTTCCGTACAGCCTTAGTCCGTGTGATGATGTAGCACCGCTGGCAAAGGGTACGGCTGGATGAGAACCATGCAGGGGTGAGATTCCCATGAGCTTTAGCGGAAGCTGTTCGGTTTGCTAAGGATGATTCTTTCATAATGAACAAGCATTTTTGCATAGTCTGTAAACATAGTAAAGACTGTGAGGTGGAATTATGCCAAAAGAAGCAGAAATTTCCTGCAAAAATGTATTTAAGTGTGAAGATAAGTCGGCATTAAAAAAAGAGTTCAATCAGAAATGGATAGAACTCATCAATCAATTAGAAAAATCCAAAGGACAGGTATTACCTGTAAAATGATAGACAAACATTTCTCAACACGGTATAATAAGTGTAGGTGGAATGTTTGTTTTATCTTCTCTTTAAGGGAGATAAAATATGATGAACACAAAGTCAAAAGTTGCTATTTATTGCCGCTTATCAGAAGAAGATAGAAACAAACAACATGAAACTGATGATAGTAACAGTATTCAAAATCAAAAATCCATGCTGATTCAATATGTATTGGAACAAGGTTGGGAAGTCTACAATATATACAGTGATGACGATTATACTGGTTCAGATAGACGAAGACCAGAATTTAACAAACTGTTAAATGACGCTGAACACCGAAAATTTGATATTATCCTCTGTAAAACACAATCCAGATTTACCAGAGAGTTAGAGTTGGTGGAAAAATACATACATGGATTGTTTCCTATTTGGGGGATTCGTTTTATCAGTATTGTAGATAATGCAGATACCGCTAATAAAGGAAACAAAAAATCAAGACAAATCAATGGTCTGGTTAATGAGTGGTATTTAGAGGATATGTCAGAAAACATCCGCAGCGTATTGACTGACCGCCGGAAGAATGGATTTCATATTGGTGCATTTGCTCTTTATGGTTATAAAAAAGACCCCGAACAAAAGGGACACCTGATTATTGACGAAGAAGCTGCTGCTGTTGTCAGAGAAGTTTTTACTTTATTTTCACAGGGATATGGCAAAACAGCGATTGCCCGTATGCTGAATGACCGTGGGATTCCAAACCCTACGGAATATAAACGGCTTCATGGTTTACGCTATAAGCAGCCTACCAGAAAAAATAGTACCTTATGGAAATATTTTGCTATTTCCGATATGCTGACAAATGAAATTTATATCGGAAATATGGTTCAAGGAAAATACGGCAGTGTTTCGTATAAGACAAAACAAAATAAGCCCAGACCTAAAGAGGAATGGTACAGAGTAGAGGGAACACACGAACCGATTATTGACCGTGAACTTTGGGATAGAGTACAATCTATGGTAGCTGAAAAAGCAAAACCATTTACAGTAGGAACCATAGGGCTGTTTGCCAGAAAAGCTCGCTGCATGAGCTGTGGCTATACCATGCGTTCTAATAAGCAGACAGATGGAAGACATTATTTACAATGTTCAAATCGCCATGTTGCAAAGGACGCTTGCATAGGCTCATTTATTTCTGTGAAGAAGTTGGAGCAGGCAGTTATTTCTGAACTGAACAAGTTATCACAAGAATATCTTGATAAAGATGAATTGGAACAGAACGTGGAATTTCACTCCAACGTAAAGGAGAAAAAAACTGCTTTAGAAACACAACTTGCTACTTATCAAAAAAAGATTGAAGAAGACGCAAAGGTAATCAGAGAACTTTATCTTGATAAAGTAAAAGGGATTCTTTCCGAAAATGATTTCCTGAATTTGTCAAAAGACTTCACAAATGACAGAGAACGGCTTGAAAAGCTGGTGATTGAAACGCAAAAACAGCTTGATGTAATTGAGAGAAAAATCCAGACAGGCGATAATCGCCGCCAGCTTATTGAGCAATACACAAATCTTGAACATTTAGACAGAGAAACCGTTGAAACTCTAATTGATTATATATTAGTAGGAAAACGGATTCCAGGGACAAGAAATGTCCCGATTGAAATACATTGGAATTTCTAAGTTCTGTAAAATCTGGTGTCTGGCACACCAGATTATATAGAACTTCTACTTAACACTTCTATGTTGCACTTATGCAGTTGCACCATCTGCTGCAAGGTCTTCAAATAGATCCGTAATCGGATCACCTTTACTCTGGAATTCACAGGCATTAAAGGGAACACCCCCTGCTGCCTGTGGCCACACGCCAACTGTGTGGTCAATATAATATGGTCCCAGCCCGGAATTCTCAATTTCTTCCATAGTGAGGTCACGGGTAAGCTGGTGAACCATGGTGGAAACCATCTCCAGATGTGCCAGTTCTTCAGTACCGATATCATTAAGCACAGCTGCAGAGGTTCGGTTCGGCATGGTAAAGCGCTGGGAGAGATAGCGCATAGAAGCACCGATTTCTCCATCCGGGCCACCGGAGTCCGATACCCTATAATAGATAAAAGTCACTTGTTTTTTGGAAAAAAGTTAAATCTGAATTAAGAAATAGTACAATCGTAACCTGTGAAAAATTGATATGTTTTAGATGATAATATCAAAATACACCATTTCAGCTTCTTTGTCAAATACAATCTGATCGACTATAGTTCGAATAAAGTTCCCTTTTGTACTACTTTCGGCAGCAGGATCCAGGAGAACATCATACACACTTCGAATCTGCGAAAGGACATTATCCCTGGATGGATCTTCTGGTTTTTGTGCTTCCAGTTCCTTGATATTCTCTAAAAGAGATTCCCTTTGTTTCTGCAGTCTTATCTTGTTTTCTTTGTATTCTTCCAAAGTATCAATCTCATTTTCATAGGCAAGTTTAATTCTCAGCTCCCTGGTTGAAAGTCTGGCCAGTTCCTGCTTCAGCTGTTCCAGTTCTTCATTTTGCGCCGGCGCAGTTGTTTTGGGGACATACTGAAAATCCGCGCCATCCAGAAGCTGCTTCAGGTAATCAATGACAAGCTGCTCCATTTTCTTTACTGAGATGGCCACGGAGGTTTTGTGATAACCCTTTGCGTATTTCCAGCACTGAAAGTAAGGACAGGCTCCGGATCCGGTGTAGGAGAGGGTGGCGCCGCAGATGGAGCATTTGATCAGACCGGAAAGCCAGTGCTTACAGGTGGAGGCATTCCGGTGTTTTGCTGGTCTTCGTCTGGCATTCATAAGCTTGATGCGCTTGTCAAGCTGCTCTGTGGTATAACGTGCTTCATGGGTTCCCTCAAAAGTCTGTCCATTCCAGTTTACAATGCCGGCATAAAAGGGATTGCGCAGGATATAGTCAATATTGCGCCGTTCAAACAGATTTCCCCGCTTGGTCCGGTAGCCCAGATCATTACATTTTCTGGCAATGGAAGTGGTGTCCTGGCAGTAATCATCATACTGGGACATGATGTAAGAGACAATTTTGAATTCCTTTTCATTGATCTTATATGGCTTTCCGTCCCCGACTGCATCATACCCAAGGGGAGGAGAAATCTGGTACCCCTGTTTTAATGCCTTTTCGCCCATGCCGCGGAGCACTTCACCGGACAGGCGGATAGAGTAGTATTCATCCATCCATTCAATAATACGCTCAATCAGACTGCCGAAAGGTCCATCTATAACCGGCTCAGACACGCTGATCACGTCCACACGGTCCTTTTTCAGCATACTCTTATAAACGATGGATTCCTCCTGGTTGCGGGCAAATCGGCTGAATTTCCACACCAGGATCACATCATAGGGATGTTCCGGAGATTTGGCCTGTGCAATCATTCGCTGGAATTCTTTTCGCTTCTTCACATTACGTCCAGAGACACTCTCCACAAAGACTGCGTCCTTCTGGACAACGATCCCATTACTCTTGGCATAGTCCAGGAGCAGACGCTTCTGTGCATCTGGAGACAGCTCATCCTGCTCATGGGTACTGACACGGATATACAGTGCTCCCATGCGCAGATCATCAGATTTTTGTTCGGTCATGGTATCACCTCGATTATAATTATGTAAAAATAAGTACAAAAATAACAGCCAGCGCGAACAAAGGTTCCGCTTGCATGGCTGCCCCGAAGATGATACAATATTTTTGCTGAAAATAAGGTGCATCTTCGGATGTGCTGGCCGGTTCCTGTTGGCGCAGGAGCCGGTTTTTCTTTTATTTTAAATTCTGTGAAAGATTAAATTATCTCTGCGTTGGGAGCACAGGGGCGTTTTTTTAATTAGTTTACTGATACATTAAATATTGCTGAATATTTATCTGAACTTGAATATCCGTTATCTGAGTACTGATCAATGTAGATTTTAAAATCACCTTTGTGATTTACACCAATACATTCCTGTGCGCGGCATTTGGCTCCTATAGGAACTCTGTCTGGATAATATGTAGGTGAATTAGGATATGTATATCCCATGTAACCTTGTGAATCAACATATCTATATAATCCTAAAGACATGTACAATCCCTCGCCATTTCTGGAATACCCTAAATTCTCATAAGTATAATCAACTAAATAAACTGCTTCTGGGTTAGCGTCAGAATATGGATTTCGTTCAGTCATTTCTGTAACTGAATTAATTGTCAATCTCCACTGTCCAGGGACCGTCCAAGTCTGTCCAAGGTTGAATACTGGTGTTGAAGTTGTTGTATTGTTGGCGTTATTGTTTGATGGTGTTGGTGTAGGTGTCGCTGGAACAGTAACAGCCACTGATTGGGAAAACTCATAAGTAGAAACTTTTGCGGCAATAATAACAGTACCAGCCTTTTTAGCAGTTACTTTTCCTTTTGAGTTTATTGACACAACAGAACTATCACTGGAAGTCCATTTTATTTTTTGTTTTGTTCCAGAAACCTTAAACTGATAGGATTTACCAACTGATAGAGAAGCTGTTTTCTTTGACAATTTAGGCGTTTCTACAATCAGTTTACATTTGTAGGTGATTTTACCCTTTTTAGCGGTGATTGTAGTCTTTCCTTTTTTCTTAGCAGTTACAATTCCTTTAGAAGATACAGTAGCAATTTTTTTATTAGAGCTTGCCCATTTGAATTTAGAACCAGAAATTTTTAATTTGGCAAGTTCTGTAGTGCAGATATATGCCGTAACTGTTTTCCCTTTTTTCAATTTGATTGCTGAACGGTACCCGCCGCCTGTTACTGAACTAGCTCCGGAAACATTCTGATCAGAAGAATTAGTTCCTGGAGTAGAGGTTATGGAATTATCGCTGAATCCACTTCCGTCTCCGAAATCTTCTGCATATACTGGCGTAAAGGCTAGTAATATGCACATAACTAAGGAAATTAGTATTGACTTTTTCTTGCTCATATAAAACCCTCCCATAATATTTTTTATTAAAACGCCGAAGCGAATTAATCCGTTTTAGATACTGTTTTCATCACCGTAAATGAAGGTTCAAAAAAGATAATGTAATTATCAACTGTAGCATAAACTCCATGTATGGAATGATAACAGTCCAGTGCTTCTTTCAAATATTCTTCTGTAGCATCCAGGTATTCAGCCATTTCATATAAGCTACGGCATCCAGCTTCATAAGCGTGGGTGATTCCGATCAGTCCGATCTTAAGGTTGTAACCAAAGAGACGAGCCCTGTATTCCTGTTTTCGGTTACTGACCTCAGTCTGATCAATAATGTCACCAACAGTCGTGTAGTGATGGCCAAGCTCCTCCGCCAGGACACAGGATTTTTCAGCCTGGGTAGAAATGGACTTATTGATTGCTACAGTGCTGTTACAATATAAGCCTTTTATGTTTGGACTATTAAATTCATAGTCCATTACGTCTATACCGTCCGCGCAGGCCTGGTCTTGTAATTCCTCATATGTGCTCATGTAAACACCTCCCGCTCTAGTATATCTTATTGGATGTACAAAAAACTGTACAGCTGCTTCAAGAAAAAGAAAATTGACAAATATTTCAGAGTGACATATAATATATTTAACAAGGGAGCTGGAAGGTGACTGCACTTCACCCAATCCAGCGAAAATAGTTAGCTAAAAAATAGCCGTTGATCTCGCCTGATATGCCCCTTGTCAAGTAGACAGGTGAAATATCTAAAGGTAAGCGACAAAAATACC